AGCACCGACACTAGCAATTTCATTTGCTTTAAACGTACCACGTTCTGTAGCAAGTTCAATAACTGCTCTTGCCAATGCCAAATCTTGAATGTTTAGTTCGTTTTGATTTGTTTGTGTGTTTTCGGTCATATTTTGAACTCCTTGTATAATACTTATAACCTATATTTTAGTTGTATTTCAAATGTGGACAAGCAAGCATAAAGAAACTTAATTCTTTTTCTTGTTCAAATCCTATTCTATTTGTTTGACTTATTCCATTATCTTCTTTATATTTTAATGATTTTCCAAAAAAATATCTGCCACTTAGATTCTCTTCTATCCAATCGCATATAGCTTTATCTATATTGTATTTTCTTTGGACATCAACTATGGCAAAATGAGGAGGGCAAAATTTTACTCTCCTCAGATCTAAAACATCTAATGGATTAGGATCTTTTAGTTTCACGCAGCCTCCTCATAATGAGCAGTAATACCAAAAGGACCTTCTAGGTTTTTATTGTGATTGCTGTGAATGATAAAAATAGTTTCACAGTATTCCGAATCACCCCAACTATCCCAAGCATAACCATCTGTGAACATAATGAACTTTTTAGGTTGAATATCGTTGTCTTTCATGTATGTCCAGTTTACCATAAAGTCAGTGCCGCCACCGCCTAGCACTTTGTATTCACTCAAGTCTCTGCCGCCATCAGCAGTAAAGTCTTCTTCGTTGTAAACTGCTGTATCAAAACACCATACTTTGATCTTGTAATCTTTGTATTCGTCCATGATACCTTTGATTTCGCTTAGGAAGTCTTTTGCTTGATCGTCACCAATAGAACCTGACATATCAATGCTAACACAAATGTCAATTGTATCTTGGAAGTTCATACCTGGCAAAATAGCACCTGTGTGCCAGCCTTTACGTGATGGACGAGCAAATGTGTAATCGCTTTTGATTGTGCTTTGGATTTGCTGACGTAGCAATTCACGCCAGTTCATTTTAGGCTCTGTTAGTTGTTTAATAAGACGTTGCACACCGCCTGGAACATTGCCAGCACCAGCAGTTTGTGCAGCCTGGATCATTGCTTCTTTAATTTCGTCTTTGATCTGATCCATTTCGCCTTTACTGTACTTAGGGCGACCTTTACCATCTTTGTTATCTTCTTCTGTACCGTCACCTTCTAAGTCCAAATGCTCGTCTAGCATTTCACCTAATTGTTTTAAATATTCTTCACCGTTCTTTTCTGCCTCTTTATACAATTCGTCGTATATTTCTTCTGATGTCCATTCTTCATATTTGAAGTCTTGATAACAATCAACAATGCTAGGTTTTTCACCAATTCGATCACGAACAAGCAAGTTGTTTACTTTGTAATCAGCAGCAATATTATACAACAAAGGATTACGTTCGTCTCTACGGCCCAAGTGATCAAATACACAGTGTAGAATTTCGTGTGCAATAACAAATTCAATTTCTTTGTTTGACATTGCATTAAAGAATTGTGTGTTAAAGTACAAGTTACGACCGTCGACTGCGGCTGTAGGGCACCAATCGTCTGCACATTGTATACGCAAACGTGTTGCCATATTACCAAAAAACGGATGACGTAATAGCAAACCTACTCGTGCAATAATGATGCGATCTAGCACATCTTTACGCATTACATCTAATTCTTGTTCTGTAATATCTGGATTAGGTTGCCAGTTTTTAAGTTTACTAGATGTGTCTTTTGTAGACATTTCGATATATGGCCAATTATCAAACATTGTATTCCTCTCATCAGTGCTAATATTAATATAACACTATTTACAGAATTGTCAACCTCGTAATAGAATAATGGGCAGCCTAAACTGCCCATTATCTATCGACTTACACCGCTTGTGCTGCTTTAATATACTTACCATAACGGTTGTGGAATTCGTCAAAGCATTCCACTTCGTCTGGATCAATTGGCAGCGCATACTGTGTTAGCGCAAGTTTAATACCCATAACAACTAGTTCTGTGTCAAAGTTATCCATTGCAAAGCGTAAGAAGTTATTGACTTTATCATCAAACTTTTTGTCATTTTTATCTGATGCTTCTTTTAGTTCATAGCAAAGACTAACAGTCAGCGAATACATGGCACTGATTTCTGACGTGCTCATGTCTTTTACTTTGCCTGCAAGAATATCAGTTGGATTAGGCATACTTGCGGCTACCTTTCGGTGTGCCATAAACTTAACACCAAGTCCTTCACCTACTGAACCGGAAACCAAATCAGTAGTAGTACCTTCGTCAAGTTCGTCATCAAGTAATTCACTTACAAACGCCCAACTACGTGGTGTTGCAAACGAACGACTTGCGGATTTAGGATCGAAGTCGTACAAGTCTTTTTTAGCAAAAGTCAAGTAACCAACAACATCCTTGTGTTGATTGTTATCTACTGCCCACTGGAACCAATCGTCAAATTCGACAGCCATTTCAATGTGAATAAAGCGATTAGCAAGTGGTGAAGGCATACGATATGTAACGCCTTTATCTGCTTCACGGTTACCCGCAGCAACAATGATAACATTGTCTGGCAGTTTGTATTGCCCGACACGACGATTAAGAATCAACTGATATGCTGCCGCTTGTACAGCAGGTGCAGCTGAGTTCATTTCGTCAAAAAATACAACAATATTGTCGTATTGTGCTGCCAACTCTTCGTCTGGCAGTTCTGATGGAGCACCCCAAACCATTTTAACATTTTTGCTGTCAAAGTATGGAATGCCTTTAATATCAGTTGGATCCCAAAGGCTCAACCGAATATCAATTAGATGCGAGTTAGAAAACTCGTTTGTAACCTGTGCTACAATATCGGATTTACCGATACCTGGCGGACCCCATAAAAACACAGGACGCTTTTTCTTCATAGCGTGACGCAGTGCGTTTTTTGCTTTGTTAGGAGATAGTGTACGAATAACGTCTGACATTTGTATTCCTTTCTAAATCAGTGCCTATGTCTTATATTAGCGTATCTTCTTAGTATTGTCAAGTAATAAGATTCCAAATAATTGTACCAATTACAATCATCCATAGCAAACCAAAAAACTCGTTTAAACCTGTTTCATCTGCTGTAACCTTATGTGTACATTTAGGGCAATGAGTTGCACCTAGTGGTTTGTCTTCAAAACAATGTGGACATTGCATATTAATCATTAGAACATCTCCTCATAAGTTACAATTGCAGCAAGTTCTTTGATAAGAGCCTTGCCATAATCTGTGAACAAGATACCTTGCTCCCAAACAAAATGCTCAACATCTTGGATGTGGTAGAAAGTTTCTTGTTGTGAAATCCAACGTAGAGCAGTTGTACGATCACCTGCACCAAGACTGATAACGTCTTTAATACGATCTTCGAAACGTGCTATACAAGTTGCTTCGCGAATTTTTTGTTCAGCGATTTGCTGTTCAATAGTATCGCAATACTCATCCCAAGTCTTCTGCTTCTCAGCAGGAGTACAGTTATTCCAATCCGCATAAAATGCCTCACGAGGACGTACACCGTATACGTCTTTGTAAAGATCGGAAATAATATCATCGCAGTATGTAAACATTTTATTACCCTCTATGTTGCCCTATACATATAATATAGCATATAATGCTATCAGTGTCAACCTTTATCTGCCTAAAAGTGCATCTAAAACTACAATACCTAGCAATATATTTAATGCATCATTGCTATTGCTGTGATCATGACTATGTCCGTGTGTAGGACTATTACCATGATTATAACCAGGATCTGTGTTGACAGGAGGATCTGTTACTAGCCCACGGTCTGTGTAATATGAACGAGCCATATGATGACAGTGCCACATACCACGCCAGCCATCTGTTGATCCGTAATGGCATCCGTGTTGATTCAAATAACCTGCATCTGCGTGTGCTGTTGATGCAAAAAGTGTTAATGCTAGTAGTAAACGTTTCATTTTGTGCCTTCTTGTGCCTATTAATTTAATATTAATATAGTACAATAGTGTTAGAAGGTCAACCTTTTTTATTAAATTTTACTATAAAACTTCCAGGATTATTTGGTCTTTGTTTGCATTCTCTTATACGTGGATGATTTCTTGCCCAAGTCTCAAACTCACGCATCATAGCACCCTGACCTGTAATAACTGTACACTTTTTATGCCCAGCAAAATATGCTTCAGTTATTCTCGTGTTAAAATGTTGCCAAGCAGTATGGATGTGATAACCGTGTAAATCAATTCTCATCCTTCTTTGACCTTGACATTGCTTTTGTTAATCCGTATTTGCGTAAGTCTCCGCTGAACAAACCAAGTTCTACTGCTTTACGTTCGTTTGTAACTGTAATACTTCTATTTGTTAAGTAGTAGGGACAATCAATAAATTTGTCTAAAAATATAATAATTTGTGTAGTCATAGGCATATCTCTAGGATATGGTATATCGTAAGTTTGCAATTCTATTTTATTAATTACATCAAAACCATTATCTGTGAGTCTAAGTCCGCCTACATCTTTTTGTCTAGTATTATACCACCAAAGTGGCATATGTTCTTTAACACTAAGCTCATTATAGCTTTTTCCTAGTTCTTTTAAAAAAAGTTTTGTGTAGGTTTTTTTGTCTGCCATTATTTGAGTTTTTCGCCTGCTGTTAGTTTAAAAACAGCAAATTCATCAGTGTTAAACATATCGTTTAATTTTTTAGCAAGATTATGTGCGTGTCCAGGATTTGAAAAACTTGTTTTTTTGTATTTAGGACCAGGATAACCAGTTAAACTATTACTACTCTTTAAATTGAACGGTTTATCTTGATAGAAAACAGCCCAGATTGCTTCTGCATCTAAAACTTGTTCACATTTGTATGTCACTTTATTTGTAAACTCAAGTTTTACTGTAGGCTTAGGTCTACTCATATGCGTTTCCTTTTATATAAACTACGCATATATTTATCTTTTTTACCAGCCACCCGAATCCATATTAATTTCAATTATTTGCTCTTGATTCAATTTATCTATTTTTTCATCTAATATTTTTTCTAAATCGCCGTGTAATCTAGTCATAACTTCGCCTAATGTAAATGCAAGTGTCTTAGCTTGATTAATATCAAGACGTACTTCTTTAGCTCTACTTTGTTCAGCAACCTTTACCATTTGTATAAGTTGCTGTATAGGCATTGTGTTAATTGGATCTGTTGACATTATTTAACGCTAATTTCATTTCTAATTCGGTCTTAAATGGTCCCATAAACTCATTGCGCTCAATAGTAATTAGCTTCGGACAAAAACTTTTTAACCAATTTACATTAAATTTTACAAGATAATAACCTGCACAATATACACTTTTAGACTTTTCACTTTTCGTGAATAATGGTAACTTCCTTTGTATATCAAACATACTATTAAATGGTATAGTTCTTGTAGGATATCCATGAACATCTTTTGACTGATCATTTGTTGATTTTTTTATGTTAGCAACTAAAAAGTTTTTACCAAATGTACGTTTAAGTTGATTTTCGTTTTTGTAAAGGTTAACTTTACCTTTTGAATTTACAACAAAACCTTCATCGTTTTTACTCAAAGTTCCTATTTTTTCACCTTCTTGTTCAACAATCCAAAATTTGTCTTGTAGTATCGGTGTTGCCTTAAATGTCATACATTATACCTCGCTTGTAATGGCTCTGCAAATTGCGCTGCATTATCAGCAACACGCTGAAGATCCCAACGGGCACAAAACTTCATAAGTCTCATACCAACTTGTGATACATTCTTGCTGTCTGCTGATTGGATAGTATTATTTATTTCTGTGCGAATATGGTCAGGCTGTGCAGTCAAATCACATAGAGTAACATTGCGTGTGTAATCATCTAGTACACGATGCTCGTCACCGTTGTGATCTACCCAACGTTGTAGCATCATATTATTCCAATTATATCCTTTGTTATCTTTGTCTGCAAATGCTTCTAACAAACCTACTTTGTTCTTTGTGCCTTTCTTGCGCACACCAGGGTAGGCACTAAAAACATTGTCGCTAGTGTCACCACGCATACATTTCTCAAAAAGCATAAATTCGGGTTGTGGAGCAGGCTTCGGTTCACCTGTCTTCTTATCGCACACGGGTTTGCCTTTGTCATCAAAATATCCTTCTACAGTAATTGTAGTATTACTTACCCCGTTGTACTGACGTACATTAGGCGCAATCAATTGTGCAAAGTCACCATCAGTAGAAATAATAACATGATCATCATTGGGATGATTTTGTATCCAACCAGCAATAAGATCATCTGCCTCTAGCACAGGATTGTGCAATACAGTGCAGTTAGTCTTGTCTGTAACAAACTCTTTGAACTCGTCAAAGATTTCCCAAAATACTTTATCTTCTTCTGCTTCACGTGGAGTAAGTGCATCACGTGCTTCTTTGCGGTTGCGCTTGTAAGGCTCATAATAATCTTTGCGCCAACTGCGTCCTTCTAAGCAGAAAACAACGTGCGAACCATCAAAGTCCTGCCACGCTTTCTTAATGCTGTTAAGGGTAATGTGCATAGCCATGCCAACCTTAGTATCAATGTCGCCACGAACAACGTGACGAGCCCTAAAGAAAGTATTAGCAGTATCAATTAGTATGTAAGTCATAAAACTCTTCTTCTACATAACGTTTCAGTTCATGGTCACCAACATTGTCGGGAACCTCGTGCTTGTAGAACAGACGATAACTGTCGCTACCATATTTGCCTATTCCATGTAACATTGTAGCATCATTTCCGTCCCATGTCAAGAAATCTTTACTCATTCTTTTCAAACGGTTATATCTTATGTTAACCATTCCTAAACTTTCTATAATGCTTTTTATAGATTTTTCTGGTGTATTTAAGAAGTGTATTGCTGTAGGTGCAGCAGCAAATAACACAGGAAGAACTTTTTTGACTTGTTTTCTGCCTGTGCAGTTTAAACAAATAACGCCTACCATATGTTGCCAAACGTTATCTACTTGCTGTTGGACCATTAGGTCGTCTCTCATGATACCTCGCTTTTGCCTTTGTCTATTGGTACTACATTAATATAACCGGCTCCGCGATTTGTGTCAAGTCCTTCTTCTTGTAGCATATTATAAACAATGTCTTTGAACCAGCGATCAACTATTTCTTCTTGTTCATCACCTTCACTACCATAACCATTTTCAATAAGAGAATCAATAAAAGGTTCATTCCAATCAAGTTCAAAAAACCCATTGCGAATATTATCTTCATTGACTTTCATATCAAGCACATTTACCCAAGGTTCACCTTTTTTAGTAGCATATGCTTTAGGATCTTTTGCTTTGAGCTTTTTATCAGATTCAGCTTCTAATGCTGCTTTTTCTTCAGCTAGACGTTTTTCTTCTGCTTCGATGCCTGTTATTTTCTTAAGCCATTGTTTCATATTAGTTTCCTTATCTTTTCGTATTCCTCTTCGCTTTTAATGCCTTTAGGAATACTATCCACGTTTTCTTTAAGTGCCCCAGGCATTTCCGAATAAGCTAATGTGGAGTCTTGGCGAGAACCTCCACCCTCGTTCCATACAGAGGTTCGCCACCTCTTGTAC